TAGCATACAATTAGACAAGTTATTCAATTTTATAGTAAAAATATTTTTCCTTATCCTTGCTTTACTAAGAAACATTTTGCCCCTCCTTAAAATTTATTTTTATTAATATAACATACTATAAAATAAATGTCAAATAAAATATAAAAAAAATTTTAAAGCTTATTTTAGAGTATATATTTAATAATTAATTAATTAGTTGTATTAAATTAATAAAAAAAGTTAAAATAACTATAAAAATATATAAAAATTTGATAAAATAAAAATATAAATTTAATATTAGGAGGTAAATTTATGGATGTTAAAAGAGATGAAAAAATTTTAGAATTAGTTAATATATTAAAAAGTACAAAATATTTAGTTTTCTTTGGAGGAGCAGGAACTTCAACTGAAATTACTTCAATAAACTACCAAAATAAAAAGAGAGCCTAAGCTCCCATTTTAATAATATTTATGACTTTATCCATAGTATCAGCAAAGTTAGTATTTAAAACTAATGATGCCTCACTGTCATATTGAGTATTTTCATTATTGATTATCACTAAATTTTTACCTTTAAAATATCTTAAATAATAAGCAGCAGGATACACTGTTAAACTTGTTCCTGCAACGATTAAAGTGTCTGCTTGTTCTAATTGATAAATAGCTTCATTAACCACAGCTTGATTTAAATTTTCACCATATAGAGTAACATCAGGTCTAACTATACCCCCACATCCACAAGAAAAATTATTGCCTGCTGTTTTTCCACAATCTAAACAATACCATCTTTTCAGACTTCCATGTAATTCTAAAACATTTTTATTTCCTGCCATTTGATGTAAATCATCTATATTTTGAGTAATAACAGCTTTTAAAACTCCAATTCTTTCTAACTCAGCCAAAGCTAAATGTCCCTTGTTAGGTTTTATTCCATTAATATTTAATTCATTTTCAACATACTCCATAAAAATATTTCTATGAGAATAAAAGAAGTCTGAACTTAATACTTCTTCTGGTCTATATTTTCCTTTGTATAAAGTACTATATAAACCATCTTTCCCCCTGAAACTTTTTAATCCACTGTCTGTTGAAACTCCTGCTCCTGTGAAGAAAACAAGATATTTAGAATTTTTTATAATATCAGCTAATTTTTGAATTTTATTTTCCATTTACATCACCTCTTTTTTTAGAGTATAGCACAGTAATAAAAAAAAGCAACTTATATAGAGTTGCTTTTTAATAGAATAAAATTGAAATTTTTAATGGATAAAAGGATATTACTCTAATTTCTTTTATTAACATTTTTAAAATTTTTCTTGTTTCTATAACATCTTCTTCATCATAGTTTTCAATAATAAATTTCAACTTTTCTAAAAGTTTTATATCATTATTTTTTGGAATATTTAAATTCTTTTCAAATTCAATTTTTTTTTCTTTTGCAATTTTAATTCTAGCATTAAGATCTTTAAATCTATTTTCAAGTTCATCTTCACTGATATAACTTTTTTGAAATAAATTTATTATTCTTTCTCTCTCATTTTCTAATACTTTTAAATTCTTTTCAAGTTTTAATAATTTTTTTTCATTTTTCTCAATATCATTAGAATTATAATTATTCAAATCTTCTAATTCTTTTGAATTTAGAATCATTTCTTTAATAGTTTTATCCATAATTTTAGCAGAGAATGATTTTCTATGTTTTCTATTTTTACATGAATAAGAGTAATAAGCATATTTAGTATTGTCTTTGTAACTCCTATTTCTCTTTTGCTGATACATCTTATCTCCACATTCACAATAAATCATAGATGAAAACAGTAAATAAGGTTTATAATCTCCATAAACAACTCTTGATTTTATATTTTTTTCTCTAATAGACTGACAAAATTCAAATAATTCTAAGGGAACAATTGGTTCATGAAGTCCTTTATACCATTTTATGTCTTTTTTACTTACTTGAGTTCTATTTTTTTGATTTAGTTCTTTTACATATTTTCTTAGAGGGACATAACCAATATAAATTTTATTATCAATAATATCAACTATATCCATTCTTGTTTTATTAAATATTCTAGCAGTTTCAGTTAAATTGAAATTTTTAGCATATGTTTCAAAAATACTAAGTATATAAGGAGCCTTTTCAGGATCAGGAATAATCATTTTATTTTCTCCTCTAATGTAGCCAGTTGCAGGTCTACCATGAACAAAATATCCTGCTTTCGTTTTTTCTTCCAAATTACTTTTTATTCTTAAAGACATCTGTTTTAAATCTTCAGTACCCCAGGCTAGAAATATGGAAAGTGTCATAAAATCTTTTAAGTATGGCTGTGAAATACTGTCAAAAGTAATTTTATATAATTCTAACTCTTCAAAAAACTTCATTCCTGTTGAAATTTTTCTTGCTATTCTTGAAATTTCCCAGAAAACTATTTTAGTATATATTTTCTTACTAATAGCTTCAAAAAGTTCATTAAACTCTTTTCTGTCATCTATTCTTCCACTTTCAATATCTTGGTAAACTTTTAAGACTTCATAACCTTTTTCTTTGCAGTAGTCTAAACATTTTTTTAATTGAAGATTAAGGGAGCTATCACTCCCTTTATCTCTAGTTTGTTCTTTTTTTGATACTCTAATATAAATGGCAACTTTTTCCATTTATGAAGCCTTTTTCTTTAAAATTAATTTATTGTAAAGTTCTTCAATTTGTTCTACTACTGCTCTTTTTATTATATTTATTTCCTTATTTTCAATTCTTTTATTAGTTTCCATAATCTGCTCCTTTCAATTAATATATTGGTAAGATTGTGGAGCTTTTTCTATTCCAAAATCTTTTAATTCTAGTTCTTTTTTATACTTAATAACTTTTTTTATTTTTATAGCATAGGCAACTTTTGAATTTTTATAGTATTTAAAGTATTCTTTTTCTGAAATACCTAAATTATTTCTATGAGATTCCCATAAAGCTTTAGGAGCTGAAGAAATTATTCTATCTATAATAATTTCTCCAACAACTTTTTTTTTAGGAGAACTTGAATATATAACAATAGTGTCTACAGTCCTTTTAAAAAGTTTTTTTCTAAGTTCAAAAGTTTTAGTTCCAGCAAATATTTGTTCTACAAATTTAGGTTTTATTGATATTAAGACTTTCATTATTTATTCCTTCTCTTTTATTTTTTAAATCCATAAGCATTTCTAATAACTTTTTATGTTCCTCTTTACATTCTCCACATAATTCATTAATTTTATTTTCACAATGTTCAATGGCAGCATTTAAATCATTCATTGTATAAGTTATTTTTTTATGATATTTTTCAAATTCTTCATTACTTATCCATACCTCAAAGATTTTCATAGGATTTTTAACTAAATAGTCTCCATATCTACAAGTTATTATTCCACAAGGAGTTTCTATATTTATTTTTTGAGATAATTTTACAGCACTGATTACATCTTCTCTCGCATCTTCAAAACACATCCCAAAATCTTCACCATCACATATGAAATCTAAAACTTCATTTATATTATTTTCACTAAAATGTATTACGTCTACTTCTAAAGTTTGCAAATATTTTTTACTCATCTTTACCTCCAATATTTACAAGAAAAATCTTCTAGTTCTTCACAATCAAATTCTATAGTTGGATTTTCTGTTTTTGTATCAACAAAACTATCTATTTCATTAGTAAGTTGTGCTGATAACTCTTGCAAATCCCCTGGTTTTAAATAATGTCTAAAATTTTTATCAAAAAATTGTCCAATAATACCTAAAATTCCCCAATATATAAGAGGCTGATCTACATTAAGTTTTTCATTTAAAATAGTACATTTTCCTTTGTTATAGTTAGAACACCATTTACAAATTTTTTCCATTTAATTCACCTAGTATCCTAGTTGTTCGTGTAAGTCTGGATTTTCAAAAATGTTGCCAACAATTTCAAAGTCTCCTTCTCTTTCTGAAAGGTGTTCTGTAATATTTTCATAAGAAACACAATAAGTACCATCTTCATCATCATAAGAAATTAGTCCATAAATATCATCTATACCATCATTGAATTTAATTACATCTGCTTCATAAAGCTCTTGACCACCATTGTCTTTTAATCCTGTAAATTGTAAAAGCTCTATATTTTTAAATTCAGCTGTTTTATAATTTTCATTAAATAAATTATCATCTTCTGTATATCTTATGTATTCGTAGTTGAAATCTATTCCAATAATAGAAACCATTTTATTTTCTTTCTTCAACCAAGCTTTTATTTTTAATTCTTTCATTTTATCCCCCTAAGCAGTTTTAATTTTCATAATTTCTCTATTAACCATATCTAAGTATTTTTTAGATGATTTTATTAATTCTTGAACTTCTTCTTTTATATCAAGTTCATTAACTAATTTTTTTATTCTATCTAATTTAAAATTTTTAATAAGTTTATTCCAGGAATGAATAGTATCTGTAAATCCAGCTGGAAGCTTTTGTAATTTATCTTCCAAGGTCATTGGAGCCTTTTCCCAAATAGAGTTTGCACAATCTTTAACATGGGCTTGCATTACTTCCCTAGTGTAAAAGTTTTCTTCATACTCTATATCCTGGTCTTTAACATCGTCATAACATTTGTTATAAATATCAGATGTTAGGTTTTTACATCTACCTAGCAATATCTTGTAATAAGTATTTAAATAACCATCTTCTTCATTCTTCCAAACCTTTTGATGATTACCAATTACAATTTCTAGTGAAAGTAAAAGAGTCTTTAAACTAAGAGCATCAAGCTCACTTTCAGTAGGTTTTTCTATAAATTTAATTTCTTTCTTTTCATTTATCTTTATTTGTCTTTTCACAGTCTTTTGAGCTTTTCTCATTTTTAATACTCCTTTCTGCTAGAAGAGTAGCCAAAGCTATTTTTAATATGTCCATAAAATCACATCCAATTTTCCAGTATAAGAAATGGAAAATTAAGTTTATATTTTAAGTTTTTCCAAAAACTTGCTTTTTTACTTTTATTTATAGTGAAACCATTAATTTTTTTACCTTTATTTGCAATAACTACAGCTTTGCTATAATCATTTGTAAGGTATTCTCCATTTACAAGCCATAAATTTTCTCCAATTTTTCTTATTTCTAGCATCATGTCCTCCTGTTTTCTTGACACCACAAATAACTTACTGTAAAATAAAACTGTCTGAGGGCTTTATCAGCACGAGCAAGTTATTTGCAGTGTAAAATTGATAAAGCTTCTTTATTCTGCAAATTTTTTTAAAACTTCAATAAAAATTTCAAGTTCTAACACTTCTTTTTTGATTGCAGTAATTCTTTCAATTCCTAACATAGCAACAGCAACATCATCTTCTATTAAAGATTTATTATTTCTTATAGTAGCTTCTGCTTTTTCAATCAAATTATCTTTATAATTCATATTTCCTCCACTAGTTGTTGTAATTTTTTTATATACTCTGTAAGTTCTTTTTTATATTCCTGCTTATCAGTATCATTTAATTTCATTGTTCTTTTTTTCATTCTTTCTACCTTTTTGAAATTAAAAAACTTTTGTCCAGCAGGAAGAAATTCTCTTTTATTCTCTTCAATGACAGGAATTAAAAGTTTCCTAATTTCTTTAATTTTATATATGTCATTCTCTAAAATACTTAAAACTTCTTCATACTTAATTTCATTATTTGTTAAAATTTTTATAGCTTGATCTGAATAAGAAAATATTTTTTCTTTAAAATCTGGAAATTCCTTATAAAATTTCCATCTTTTTAAATAGACAGAAACAGCATCTTTAGTTAATCCTTTTGAACTATACCAAGCCATAAATGACCCTGTAGGCTTTAAAGTTTTTTCAATCAATGCCAGTGATGAACACATATCAAATAAATTATTTTTCATTTTTTTATATGTATTCATAAATATTTTTTCTTGCTCAGACACAGTAGCAATTTCAACATCATTTAATTCGTAACTAGCGAAGTCAAATTCCTTTATTTCTGATTTAGAAGATATAACAATATCAAAATCATTTTCTAAATTTTTATTCATTGTCTATCTCCTTCCAGATATTAATAAAAATACCTTTTATGTAATCTAATTTTTTTGATTTGCTTTCCCATAGCAATGTTTCATTATCAATTAACTTAGAAATAAGACTAATCTGTGGGATAGGAAAACTTAAATGGATTCCTTGTGCTCCTAATTTTTTATTTAAAAGATCATAATATTCTTTTTCAAGTTTTGTTCTTCCAGTTCTATTTGGAACAACAGCCTTAACCTTGTTTAAATCAACTTTTTTTAACATACTTAATACTGAATGTGTTGTAATATTATCAAGAAAAGTTGGGATAACTATATAGTCAGATACCTGAATAAATAAATTATCTAATCCCATTACTGGAGAACCATCAATAACAATATAGTCATATTCTTCTTTTAAAAGTTTTATAGCTTTTTTAAAAGCCTCATCAAAAGAATTTTTTATCTTATATCCTTGCAGATGCAAGAAGAAAAGATTTTCTCTTAATTTTTTAATTTTATAGCTTTTACCTTCAATGAAATCTTCAAGTCCAAATTTGCTTGTATCATCAACTTTAATACCTGCAAATTTTAAAATGTCATTTTGGGAATCGCTGGTAAGAATCAATGTCTTTTTATTTTTTATTAATGCTTTGTGTGCTGCTAATTGTAGAGTTATATAAGTTTTTCCAACCCCACCTTTATTATTTTTAACTAAAATAATTCCCATAAAATCCTCCTATTTTTATTTTTTTTCTAGCTTATTTTTAAAATAAGTTTTAGAATTTTTTAAATTCACAAATATATATCCAGATTCTTTAAGAGTTCTTAAAGATTTACTAAGTCCTCTTTTTTTATTACATAAGTGCCAAGCTCCAAATTTTTTTATAACAATTCCTGATAAAACTTCATTATCTTTAGTTGCAAGAATAAAGTCTTGCCTATAAATCATTGAAGTTCCAGCAGTATATCCAGTTGCTTCAAGCCATTCAACTTCTTTAAAATCAAATTCCTTTTTCTGACCATTTGAAATAGCTATCATTTTTTTATTTCTGTAATCAATGAAGCTAACACTATATGTTTTTTTATCTGTACAGCTATAAATTTTTCCTCTTAGCATTATTGCTCCTTTCAGTTATAAAATTCAGGGTCTTTCAGACTTCTAAATGCTCCAATTTTTATAGCACATAAATGCCATAATAACTTTCCATAACTGGAGCAATATTTATATTTTTCAAAGTCAAGTTTTTCTTCATCAGGAAGTATTTTATTGACTTCTTCAAATTGTTTTTGGACTTCACACCATTTTGCAAATGGCATGTTAATTTTTGTTGTTCCCATAAATCTCCTTTTTAAATCAATTCTTTTAATTTGAGTTCTTCATAGATAAAAGAACTAATTAGTTTATAATACATAGTTTTACTTTTCTGCTTTACCTGAGAAAAATGACTTATATTATGTTTTTTTAGAATTGTATTTTCAATTTCCTCCTGTTCATTTAAGGAAAGTTCAAAGAAAACATTAAGAATACTATCATTTTTTTCACACTCCTTTCTCTCTTCTTCTTTAATTTTTTGATGTTCAGTCTCTTTCTTTTCAAGTTCTTGAAAGTTTACCTCACAAGTTCCCTTAAAAAGATGATTAGAGAAAACAGCAGCTACACTTTTAACATCAGATTTATTTTTTAAAATATCCAGTTGCTTCTGGAATGTATTTAAAACAAATTCTAGTGAGTTATTTTCTAATAACTCTAAAACTTTAACTTCATGTTTCTTAGAAAAATCAATTCCATTTTCTTTGAACCATTGTTTTACAGTTTTTAAATTTTCATCAAGCTCATATGATTTATGTTCTTTATGATTTATTTCTTTATTTAAGTTATTTATATTATGTTCTTTATTGTTGCTAATTTTTAACAAACTAGTTTGCGAACTTTTTACAGAGTAGTTTGTAAATTTTTTGCAATCCAGTTTGTCAATTTTTAACAAACTAGTTTCCGTTTTTTTAAAAACTAGATTTTCAATTTCTTGAAAACTGATTTTAAAAAATCTACGGCAGGGTGTTCCTCTATTTTCTTGGATTAGTATATTAGTTTCTATTAAATCTTGAATTATTTTATTTTGTTTATGTCTACTTAACCCTGTCAATTCTTCCAAAGTTTCAATAGTCTGATAGAACCAACCCTCATCATCAGCTAATCCATCACTAGCTTCAATAAGAATTGTTAGCAAGAAAGCTGGTTCTATTCCTAATACTTTTACTATCTGCTTGTTTAATGTGTAGTAATTGCTACTCATTAATAACTGTTTAAATGTTCTTTCTTGCATTTATTAAGCTCCTTTAATTATTTTAAATTTTTTAAAACTTCTATTATTTCATCCAACTCTTTTAATTTTTCTTTTATTAATAAATCAGTGAAATATAAGTTTTTTCTATAATCAGGCTCTTTATTATTTTTCCAGCCATCATAATGAATGCTTATACAAAAATTTGAACAATGTCCCATAAAGTTAAAAAATATTGTATTTTTTTCTTCATTATTCTTTTCTAATGATAAGTTTATTATTTCCAATATTTTTAATCTTATTCTTATATCCAGCATAACTTTCACCTAGTCTTTTAAAATATCTTTCAAAGTATAAATTTCAACTCTTTTAGTGCTGATATATTTCCATAATTCTTCATCATCAATACCATTATCAAGTTTTGTTTGGTATTCTTTTAGAGCTTCTTTTCTTAATTTATCTAATGCTGCAATTCTAGATTCTACATATTGTTTTGTTTTCATTATTACTCCTTATTTTGCCATTCCTTTATATAGTTTTTCCAATGAAGCAATGGCTTCATCTATTTTTGAATGTTCTGATTTTTCAATGATATTTTTAATTTTGTTATACCAATTTTTAGCCTTTTCTTTATTGCTATAATGACTAAAATCTACTCCTAGAAAATCAAGTTGAGGTTTTCCTCCTAGCTCAACTAAGAAAAATATGTATTTAGAAGTTTCATCTTTGAAATATAAATTACTTTCCATTTTCAACCCCCATTTCTTTCTTAATTTCATTAATAAATCTAGCATCAATATTCAATGCACAAGGTTCAATATTAAAATTTTCTGGGAACTCTGAATAATTTAATTCAATTTCATTTTTAGCAGCTTGCAAAGTGGTGAAAGCTGAAAGAATTATTTTATCTTCATTTGTGATAATATAGATTGTCCTAATCATTTTTATCACCAGCAATCTTACAAGCATATCCCATTTTTTGTAGCTCTTCCTTGATTTCTAAAAGTTGGACATCTCCAAATCTTTCAATTAGATCATTCAATTCTTTTAAACTCATAAATTTTTCCTCCTCTTTGAGAGAAAAAAAACTTGTAAAATATAGGAAAATATGTTATAATTAAGCATAAGTCAAATAGGTGTTTGTTAAAAACTAAGTGTTTTTTCATTCACTATTCAATTAAAAGGGTTTCTTGGCGGTTGCCCTTTTTTCTTTTGCTCTTATTCATCTTGCATTACTTTTCCTGCTATCATACCTAATTCAAAGTATTCATCTTTTATATTTTCAGTTACTATAAAAAATAATTTTTGAAGTTCTTCAAATTCTTCATCAGTTAATTTTTCTTCCAAACAACTGATTTTTTTTATAGTCTTTTCAATATTAGTATTAGAATCTGTATTTATATAGCCTTTTTCCTTTAATGCTTCAATAAATCTAACTATTTTCTTATTCTCCGTATTTTTTCTCCTCCTAATAATAAGATAAATATATTTTATTAAAAGTAAAATATACTTTACTTTTATATTTTCTATTATAACTTAGAAAAATTTTTTGTCAAGGAAAAATTATAAAATATACTTTATTAAAAAATAACATAACTTAATTTTAAAGTAATATTAATTTATTAAAAAATAATTATATTTAATTGAATATTGCTGATATTTAATAAGAATATTAATTATTTTTTTCTTGTAATTTTTTTTAAAAAAGTGTAATATACTTTCATAAAGAAAAATATATTTATTAAAAAAGGAGGTTACTATGATTAAAATTAAAGTTTCTGATTTTATGGGTAAACATAAATTAACAATAAAGAAACTAGCTGAAGAAACATCTTTAAGTAAACCAACTATTGCATCCTTATATCATGAAAAAACTCAAAGAGTTGATTTCGATACTATTGAAAAATTATGTAAATATTTCAATTGTAAAATTGAAGATTTATTTGAGTATATTCCAGATGAAACCCAAACCCAAGAATAGTTTAATCTTTCAGTAGTACAGTCCATAAGTTGTGAAGAACTTTGGGGAAAGTTGCTTATGAACCATACTACTTAAAGATTAATTATTTTTTATTTGAGGGGGTTTTTATTATGTATATTACTGAAGATGGTAGAACCTATAATTTAAAGTCTGCTATTTGTAAAAAAGGACATTTACAGATATCTACATTACAACCTGAACAAAAATGTTCAATTGATTTTTGTCAAGAATGTGGTTCAGAAATAATTGATTGCTGTCCTCATTGCAATTTTATGATTATAGGAGGAATTGCAAAAGAAAAATATGTATTAAGCAATCTTATTACTGGAGAGAGAGATAGAAGAATTACTTTTTATAAAAAAGATTATGTTCCCAGCTACTGCCCTCATTGTGGTAAACCATATCCATGGGTAGAGAATTTCTTAAAAGAATATAAAGAAATTCTTGAATTTCAATTAGAAGAAAGTGAAAAAGAACTTCGGGATAAAATTTATACTGCAACAGAAGAATTTATAAAAAGTAATTGTGATATAAAGTCTGTTGCAGCACAAAAATTAAAAGTTTTTTTTACAAAAGTTAGTACTCTATCAAGAGAAATTTTTGTAAATTCTTTGGTCTCATATGGAACAGATCAGATTAAAGATTTCTTTTTATAGTTTCTATTTCTTCATTTATAATTTTCGCTATTTTTTGACCTATAAAAAATAAAAAAATAATATAAAATAAAAAATTTACAATTATTGAAATAATAATAATAGCTAAAAATAGTAATAAAAATAATTCCATTTTCTCACCTCATCAAACTTTAATTTCTCAATAGTACAGTTCATAGATAAAAAATTGAGGGGTAGGGAAAAATCTATGAACCATACAATTCAAAAATTAATTATTTATTTTTAAGGGGGTATTTCATGAAAAAACTTATATTATCTTTATTTCTTCTTTTAACTGTACTTTCTTTTGCTGAAATTGTGTATATTACACCAACTGGGAAGAAGTACCATGCTACTAAAACTTGTAAAGGTTTAGTAAGAGCAAAGAAGATTATTCCTATTGAAAGGAAAGAGGCAGAAGCCAAAGGATATAAACCTTGTAAACATTCCTATGGAGGATAGTTTTAGTAAAAGGCTCGTAAAATCATACGAGCCATATTTTTTATTTTTTTTCTTTACCATAGAGGAAACCAATTTCTAAAAATTCATTTTTTGAGCTTTCAACAGCTTCATTAAAAAGTGTTTCCAGCTTTTGTTTTTCTTCAATAGAAATTTTTAGACTATTTATAAATTTTTTAAATTTTTCATCAATTTCCCCTGCTTTTGATTTAAATAGTCCTTTTGTTTCCAGCTCTTCCAAAAAATTAATAAGATTAATATCCATAGTGTTTCCCCCTTTATAAAATAAATATAGTTAGTAATTTTAATTAATTTTATTAACTTTTGAATAATTTTTAAAACGATTAAATTAAAATATTAAAATTTATAAACTATTTAATTAATACTATAATACAAAATTAAAAGTTGTCAAGTATTTTTTTTAGTGATATACTAAGTTATTAAAATAAAGTTATTAGTTAATTATTTAATCCAACTAAAAAGAAAGGAGTTAGGATGAGAACAACTAGTGAAATTTTAAAAGAATTTAGAAAAAGTAGAGAAATGACTGCTGCAATGATGGCTGAAAAATTAGGAATATCGGCTGTGACTATGTCTGCTATAGATGTTGGTAGGAAAAAGCTCTCTGAACAAATGCTTGATAAACTTGAAACTATGTTACCTAAAGATGACTTTATAGATTTATTAAAATCTGAAAAAGAAATGAACCTACCTTCTTTTCTACAAAAAAAGTTTGAAAAATATAATATCCAGTCAGAATCAATAACTGATACTACAAACATATCAGAAGTATCAGAAGAGGGGAAAAGAAAGATCTATGATTTTATAGAGCTTGTAAAAACTGCTGAAAGGGCAAGAAATAACAGAGAAACTGTTAATATTACAAATCTATCTGCTGAAAATAAAGAAAAAGCAAGGGAGTATATAGAATTATTAGAAATTAAACAAGAAAAAAAATAAATTTTTAGGAGGGTGTTTTATATGAAAAAGTTTTTAAAGTTTGTTTTAATTGGGATGTCTGTATTGTTTTTAGTTAGTTGTGGAAAACCAGATTCACAAAAAGCTTTTGAAAGTAGCTTTAAACTGTTAGCATCAGAATTGGAGAAACAAGTCCCTAATGATGATCCAGTATCTAAGTCTTTTGCAAAAGCAATAAAAAAAGCAACATATAAAGTTAATAAAGTTACTGAAAATGGTGATACTGCTGACATTGATGTAACTATTAAAGGTATTAATATTCCAGGATATATGGGAGAATTAATGTCATCAGTGATGCCTTTAGCTATGTCAGGTGCTCCAGAATCTGCACTAGATGCAGCAGCAACTAAGTTTTTTGATGACTTATTTAAAAGAACAGATTTATCTTATGTTGAAAAAAATTTAATTGTTAAAATGCAGAAAGAAGATGGAGAATGGAAAATAGTGAATTTTTCAGAAGTACTTGGAGCAGCTCTTGGTGGATTAGATAAATTATTTGAAGATGAAGGAACTGAAAATAATTCTAATTAATTTTTAAAATAATTATACTTGCATAAAATAGGACTTTTTAAAGAGGTCCTATTTTTTATTTAAAAAATTCTCTTGACTTTTAAAAAAAATAAGTTATCATTATAAATAAATTAGTTTAATAAATTTAAGTAATAAATTTAAAATTTGAAAAGGAGTTTTTTATGAATGCTTATGATCCTTACAGGTATTACATAAAAATAAGAGATGGAACTATAATTATAGATGAAAAAGAATATCCTAATATTATTGAAAAGCGTTGTTTTTATAATAAAGCTGCTTTTAAAAAAAGTTTCAAAGAACTTTCTGAAAAGTATAAAGAAAATCAAATAACGACATACCAGAATATCAGAGGCAGGTGGTATGAATGTCCAAAACCAAATATTTAAATAATAAAGAAATTGGGCGTAGTTATTGTAGCTGTGGGAATTACTTATATTCAGATACTGAAAAAAGAATAAAAGTTGCTAGTAGAAATCAAGTTACTTATTATTTTGAAGAAAAGTGTTTAGAAATAAATTGCTCACATTGCAATAAAAGCACAAAAGTGAAGTTATAGAATGTATGGATTAGATAGAGCAGGCATTTATACTGAAGTAGAAACAGAAATTCTATATGTCAAAGAAAGACTTGAAAAATTATTTCCAAACTCGTATTCAGAAAGCCTTTCAAAAGAAACAACTAATTATGAAATTAATAAGAAAAACATAAATAAAATAAAGTTAGAGAAAAAACACTTCAGTACACTTATTAGGATTGACTTCTCATATCCACGATTTTTTGAAGAGAATAATATTGTGCCTCTAACAGATGAATTAAAAAAAATAATAGTAGAAGAAAATTTAACACATTTAATTAATCAAATAATTGATTATAAAATAAGTTCTGATGATTTATATTATGATTTCTTTGAATTCACTATTCAAGAAAATGTAAAAAATTTTTATAAGTATCACAATATAATTGCAATGTTTTATAAAGGACTTACTAGAAAATACAAAGATTTAGACAAAGTCCAATATTACAATTTTTCAAAATCTGATAACCAGTTTTACACAACTGGATTTATCTTTCAACCTTTTCAAGGGTGGAAGATACGCCTATATAGTAAAGGGCATGAAAATAATAAAAATAATTTACAAAAAGTAAAAGGTGCTATTTTAAGATTAGAGCATAGATTAACAAAAAAAATTATTATAAAAAATTTCAACACGAATAAGATTAAAAATATTACAATACAGTCTATTGCAAACTGTATTAATAAAAATATCTCAAAAAATTTAGCTGATATTTTAATAGCTGAAATAAATTTATCTAAAGAAATTCTTGAAAAAAAATTTAAAGGATTTAGATGCAATGAACTAAATTCATTAGTTAGAGATAATCTTGAATGGATTTTAGATGAAAAAATAATTGATGATATTATCACCAACTTGACAACAAGATCATATTCAAGAGTCAAAGTTTATAGACAAAAAGTAAGAGAAATCTTACTCACTTCACAATCTCAAGCTTCACCAAAAAGAGATTTTTTTGGTAACATTGAAAGACTTGAGGTATTCTTCAACAATCTAATTCTTGCAAATATCAAAGTTAAATGTAACACAAAAAAACATTTAACATTTCTTTGTCAAAAATGGACTGAAAAAACAAGCCATTTTTAAGACTAAAAAAACAAATTCCCTTTTAAAATCAATAGTTTTTTAAAGACATGTATTTACTCTATAACAATAGATAGCATCCCAATCCTGAAACTGAAAAGTAAATTTATATATTTTTTATGCAATAAGAAAAAAACAATTTGAAACCAGGAGAGAGCTATGAATGAAATAATAGAATTGAATCTACTTAGAGAAGTAGCAAATAATCCAAGGGTTAGTACTACTGAACAAGTAGAAATATATAAGAATATTCTTCAAAGATTTGGGAATATCATTCCAGTTATCATTGATGAAAATAACTATGTGATAAGTGATTATGCAAAAGTAAAAGCTGCAATAGAACTTGGAATGAAAGAAATTAATTGTATTAGAATTAATAATCTTTCAGAAAATGAGATTCAAACAATAAGAATAGCAGAAACAAGAGCAATAGAACTTGGTAAATGGGATTATCAAAAATTGTTTGATGAACTTTCAAAAATTGGAGAAGATTTTAAATTAACAGGTTTTGATTTAGATGAAATATTGGAGCAATTACCAGCAGAAGTGCTAGATATTAATGGAATTGATGAAATAGATGTTCCTGAAATTCAAGAAGAAACATTTACAAAACAACAAGATATTTGGTTACTTGGAAATCATCGTTTAATGTGTGGAGATTCTACAAAATTGGAAGATGTTAAAAAATTAGTAAACAATGAAGTTATTGATTTATTAGTAACTGACCCACCATACAATGTTGATTATCAAGCAGCAAATGGACAAAAAATAAAAAATGACAATATGAATAGTGAAAACTTTTATAGCTTTTTATTAGCTTTTTACAAAAATGCTTATAAAGTGATGAGATCAGGAGCAGGATTTTATATATTTCATGCAGACTCTGAAACAAAAGCATTCCGTGGAGCATTAACAGAAGCAGGATTTAAAATTTCTCAATGTCTAATTTGGGTTAAAAATCAGTTTATCCTTTCTAGGCAAGATTATAACTGGAAACATGAGCCTTGCCTTTATGGATGGAAAGAAGGAGTAAAACACTTTTTTATAAGAAATTTTACTCAGGATACAATTCAAGAAATTTACTCAAAAACTGAAAGTATGTCAAAGAAAGAATTACAGGAAACTTTAAAAAATATTTTAGAAGAGTATACAACAATTATTAGAGAAAATAAGCCTTTGAAAAATGATATTCATCCAACGATGAAACCAATAAGGCTTATATCAAAGTTAATACATAATTCAAGCAAAGAAAATTGGAACATTTTAGATTTGTTTGGTGGCTCTGGAAGTACACTAATAGCTGCTGAACAGCTAAAAAGAAAAGCGTTTTTAATGGAATTTGATGAAAAGTATGCTGATGTAATTGTTAAGAGATATGCTGAAATGGACAAAGAAGATATAAAACTTTTAAGAAATGGGAAAACTTATAACTGGAATGAGGTTAAAAGTAAACTCTATGCTGGTGATGTAACATGAAAAAAGAAATATTCACAGATAAGCAATTAAAAGTTCTAGAACTATATGTTCAGCTTGAAATAACAAAATTTAGTACAAAGAAGAAAAACCTATATTCTGAAATACAAAAAAGAACTAAATATAATCTAAATACAATTACTAGCTGGATTAGAAGATATTTAGAAAAGTATAAGGAAATTAGAAAGGAAATTCAAGAAGAAAAAAATGCAAAAATATCCAATTTTGAGGGCTTGACAGAAAAACAGACTAAGTATGTTATGTTTAGAATGTGTGGTTTTAGTAAAGAAGAAGCAAAATTAGAAGCAGGATATAGTGAAAAGACCAAGGCTGCAAATATAGAAAAGAATCCAAAGATAATTGGAACATTAGTAGAGCTAAGAGAAAAGTTAAAAGATGATGTTAGATATGGAGTAATGGCAAATCTTAATGCACTTGTTACGATTAGAGATGAGGGAATAAAAGGAGTTGAAAGAGTTGAATACACAGATTCATCAACCCCTGATGGGCATTCAATAATCAAGACAGTAGTAAAGGAGAAGCAGTTCATTGCTTCAGCTACAGCTACCAGGATCATAAATGAGATGCTTGGATATAAGCTAACTGATGAATTGAAACTGGAAGAAGCAAAGAAAAAAGAAAAGGCAGGTCAACTTGTTCTTATAGAATAAGGTACTGTCAGACGATTTTCTGAGTTGAGGGTCCGAAGAGCTCAAAAAACATCAATTTTAGGAAAAATTTCAAGTTTGCCAAAAAATAATTTATATACGCGAGGAGGAAAAATGCAACAGGTTTTAGCAACGGAAAATAGAATTGCAAAATTATTTCAATTTTCAGAGAGAAAAGTTAGAGATTATTTTAAAGCTGCTAGAATTGCTCCTGGAAAATATGATTTACTCCAAGTGATAGAAATATTTGTTGAAAAGAATTCAGGAAAAGATGAAACAGCTGAATTAAAGAGAGCTGATAAAGATTTGAAAGAATATAAATTAAAAATTTTAAAAAAAGAATATCATCATGAAAGTGATGTTATCAGAATAGTTTCAAATATGAATTATAATTTTAAATCTAAATTGATGGCTCTTCCTAGTAAAATCTCAGTTCAATTGCTAAATAAGGATAATCAACTTGAAATAAAAGAAATTTTAAAAAAAGCTATTTATGATGTTTTAGAAGAATTGATTGAATACAAATATGAAGAAAGAAAGGTTATTAAAGATGAAGATATTGGGGAAACACACAATACATCTGATTGAAAATATTGTAAAAGATACTTTAGCTCCCCCAGAAGATTTGACTATTGCTGAATGGGCAGATAAATACAGGGTACTTTCAAGAGAGAGTGCAGCAGAAGCTGGAAAGTGGGAAACTGATAGAACACCCTATATGAAAGCAATATTTGACTGTGTTACTGACAGTATAACTAAATCAATAACCATTATGAGTTCAGCACAGGTTGGAAAAACAGAATTACTCTTAAATATTTTAGGAAGATATATGCACTTAGATCCTTGTCCTATTCTCTTTGTTCAACCAACTGTTGATGATGCCAAATCATTTTCAAAAGAAAGAGTTGAACCTATGTTAAGAGATACAAAAATTCTTAAAACATTAGTAGATAAAGTTAATAAAAGAGAAACAGGAACTGTTCAGGAAAAAATGTTTCCTGGGGGATATGTAAGATTTGTTGGAGCAAATTCTCCATCTGGATTAGCAAGTAGACCTATAAAAATTACATTGTTAGATGAAGTTGACAGGTTTCCTTTATCAGCAAAAAAAGAAGGAGACCCAGTAAAATTAGCTGAGAGAAGAACAAACAATTTTTATGATAGCAAAAAAATAAGAGTTTCTACTCCCACAGATGATGCAACTTCTAAAATACAATTATTATATTTGGCAGGTTCACAAGAAGAATGGAGTTTACCTTGTCCATACTGTGGAGAATATCAAGCCTTAGAGTTTGAGCAACTTAAATATCAAGATTTGGTAGAGCCTGAATTTGAGTGTAAATTTTGTGGAGAAAGTGCAGTTGAAAGTGAATGGAAAAAATGTGGACAAACTAATGGGAAATGGATAGCTAAGTTTCCAAAAGAAAAAGAAAATAGAAGTTTTCATCTTAATGCATTAGCTTCACCCTGGGTAAGTTGGAAAGAAATTATAGCTGAATATCTAAATGTCAAAGATGACGATTTTCAATATAAAACTTTTATAAATACTGTACTAGGTAAGACATTCACTGTAAATCTTGATAGTGCTATGGATTATGAAGCAATCTATGAAACAAGAGAAGAATATGGAGCAGAATTACATGACAATGTTGTTATTCTTACTGCTGGTGTGGATGTACAAGACAATAGACTCGAGGTTGAGGTTGTTGGCTGGGGTTATGGTTATGAAAGTTATGGGATTATTTATAGAGATTTTCCAGGTGATCCAGGAAAAGAAGAAGTATGGTTAAAATTAGATGCTTTTTTAAGAAAAAAATTTAAATATAAAAATGGAAAATCTTTAATGATTGCAGCAACTCTTATAGATTCAGGAGGACATCATACAGGAAGTGTATATAAATATGTCCATAAAAAAGAGAAAAGAGGAATTTATGCAATTAAAGGACAAGGAAGTTGGGGAGTTAATATTCTAAATGGTTTTAGAAAAACAACTAAAAAAGGTACTCCTTCAATAAATTTACTTAGTCTAGGAGTAAATGCTTTGAAAGATTTAACATATTCAAGGCTTTCAATTTTAAATGGTCCAGGTAAATGCCATTTTCCAAAATCTAGTACACAAGGATATGGAATAGATTATTTTAAAGGACTAACAGCTGAGGTAAAAGTAAAAAAATCAACCCCAAGAGGTATGAAAATAGCCTGGGAAATTCTTCAAGGAAGAAGAAATGAACCTTTGGATTTGAGAAATTATGCAACAGGTGCAGTAGAACTCATCCCAATTGATTTAAATGATAAAAAATATATGAGAAAGGAGATTAAATAATGGTATTTACAGAAGAACAATGTAAAGAACATTTACAAGCTTGGTTAGCAGCTGACTTGGCTGTGTCAAAAAGTCAGAGCTATACAATTGGAAATAGAGTTTTAACAAGAGCAAATTCACAAGAGATAGCTAGAAATATAAAAATATGGTCTGAAAGATTAGCAAAAGTACAAAAAGGATATAGTGGTCCTAGAACTTTTCAAATTATTCCTAGATAGGAGGTTTTTATGAATTTAATTGACAAGGCGATAGGGTATTTTAATCCTAAAGCTGGTGCTGAAAGAATTAGAGAGAGGCGAAAATATGATAACCTCATAAAAATTGAGAAAGGTTATTCAAATAAAGATGATCCTGTTCTTAAAAATTGGAATGTTGGAGCTAATAGTCCTGATGAAGATTTGTTATTAAGTCTTGAAGATTTAAGAGCAAAGTCAAGAAACTTATATATGAATAATGATCTTGCTGGAGCTGCACTAAAAAAAATGAGAACTAAAACTGTTGGAAGTGGCTTATTGCCAAAACCAACAATTAATTATGTCTATTTAGGAATAGAAAGAGAAAAAGCAAAAGAGCTAGAAAGAATTATAAAAAATAAGTTTAATGCATGGGCTTTATCTCCTAATTCTGATGCAAGTAGAATGTTTAGTTTTTATGATTTACAATCACTGTTACAACTTAGTTGGATAATGAATGGAGATGCTTTCGCAATTCCAATGAGAAAACACAGAAAAGGAGTTAGTATAGAGCTTTGTATTCAACTTCTTGAAGCAGATAGAATTGTGAATCCGATAGGAACTATTAATAAATATATAAAATCAGGAGTTGAGTATGATGAACAAGGAGAGCTTAAAAAATACTATGTAGCTTCGTCACATCCAGGAGATAACTTTAATTACAAAGTAAAAGGGTATCCAGCTTTTAACAGTTTAGGTAGAAAAAATATCTTACATATTTTTGAACCTGAACGAATAGGACAAAGAAGAGGAGTTCCAATTTTAGGTCCGATTATTTTTTCACTTAAACAGCTAGGAAAATATAAAAGTTCTGAATTAACAGCAGCAGTTATCAATGCGATGATAGGACTTATTATTGAAAGTGAAAGTGCTGATGAAGAGGGATTTGCAGGAGGTTTTGGAACAACTGATGAAGAAAATACACCAGAAAATCCAAAACAAAAAGAACAACAAATAACCTTAGATCATGGAACTTTAGTAGTAGGTAAACCAGGGGAAAAAATAAAAGAATTTTCTACAAGTAGACCCAATAAAAATTTTAAAGAATTTGTTGAAGCAATATATGAAGAAATAGGAGCAAACTTAGAGATTAGTAAAGAAGTTTTGATGTCTAGCTTTAAAAATTCATATAGTGCTGCAAAAGCTTCACTTGAAGAAGCACATCAAAGGTTTCAAGTTTCAAGAAAAATATTAGAAAGAACATTCTGTCAACCAATTTATGAAGAATTTATACTTGAACTTATAAAAAATGGGGATATAGATTGTCCAAGATTTTTTGAAGATGAGTCAGTTCGTTATGCTTTTACTCGTTGTATATGGGTAGGTGCTGGGAAATCATCTCTTGATCCATTAAAAGATGCTAATGCAAATGGTAAAGAACTAGAAAACTTTACTACAAGTAGAAGTATCATAGCTGCTACATCAGGTTATGATTATGAAGAAATCTTTAGAGAAAGGGCAGAAGAAGAAAAGGAAATTGCTCTTCTTGAAAAAGACCTAAAAGCTATTCGTAAAGGGGGTGAAAAATAATGCCTAAAATACAAAAAAATAAGTTTTTTGAAATAAAGAACCTAACAGAAAATACTGCTGAAATTAGAATATATGGAACTATAACAAAATGGGCTTGGGAAGATTATGGAGAAGTTAGTTCAGCTAATTTTGCAAAGGAATTACAAAATTATAAGAATGTTTCTCAAATAAATCTGAGAGTAAATTCTCCTGGTGGAGATGTGTTTGAAGCAAGTGCTATTTACAATCTTTTAAAAGATTTTGCAAAAGTAAATAATATACAAATAACTGGCTATATAGATGGATTAGCTGCAAGTGCTGCAAGTTTTTTAATTTTATGTGCATCTAAGATAGTTATGGGAATAGGAGCATTGTTTATGATACATAATCCTTTAACCTATGCCTATGGGAATTCAATAGAATTACAAAAACAAATTGAACTTTTAGATACAGTTAAGGAATCTATTTTAGACATTTACTGTACAAAATCTAAATTAAGTAGAGAAGAAATTGCTGAAAAAATGAACAATGAAAAATGGTTTCGTGCTAATGAAGCTCTTGAAGCTGGTTTTATTGATGAAATAGTAGAAAATGATAATTCATTAGAAAATATTAAAAATATTTCAAATGAGCTACATATTGAAAATTTTATTCATCAAGATTTGTTAAAAGAAAAGTTAAAAGAAATTGAAAATATGAAAAATATAGGAGGAATAAAGATGCCAAAAAGTGTACAAGAATTATTGAATGAGTATCCACAATTAATGAATGATTTTAAAAATCAAATTATTAGCGAACAAGAAGAAAGTCAAAAAGAAACAATTAAAAATGCTGTTCTTGAAGAAAGAAAAAGAATAGAAGCATTAGAAAAAATTCCAGTTATAAATGAAAAGCAAAAAGAAATTATAAACAAAGCAAAATATGAAGAACCTAAAGACCCAAAAGATATCATGGCAGATTTCTTTATGTCAAATGCTAATAAAGCACATGAAGAAATTGAAAAAATTAAAAATGAACAAAAAGAGAGTGGAATTAATGATATAACACCTTCAACTGAAGAAGAACAAGATGATGTCTTTAATGAAATATGTGCTGCTGCAATACAAGCTTTCAATAAAAAATAGGAGGATAAAATATGTCAAAAAATAAAATTTATACAAGTACAGACCAAAGAATATTTCAAGGAGATTTCCCAATTGAAACAAATGCTCTGACACTTCAAACAAAGGTTGAAGCAGGAGATATTGTTGCATTAAGTACAGGCAAAAAATTTGGGAAATATGATGGAACAACTTATTCTGATGTTTATGGAGTTGCATATGAAACAACAGAAAATGCTGGACAAACAGTGGTTATCTTAACAGGTGGACTTGTAAAAAACTTTGTTAAGTTTAATGGAAAAGAAGAAGAATTAACTATTGCATTAAGAAAAATAGGAATATTTATAAAATAAGGGAGGAATAAAATGCCAGGATTATATACACCAGTAACAATAAAAAAAGTTAGACAAAATTTAGATGTGAAAAGAGATTTTTTAACAGGTCTTTTCTTTGAAAAATCTTCTAAATCATTGACACCAACAATTATATTAGAGTATACAAAAGCAGGAGAAGCAGTAGCTCCATTTTTAACACCAATGGAAGCAGGAAGACCAGTTTATTCAAGAACTAAAAAATCTAATGTAATTAATGCTCCTTCAATTGGTCCAGAATATTCATTGACTGAAAAGGATTTATTTGAAAGACCAGCAGGAGCAAGTATTGAAGAATTTAATCCAGCAATAGAAACTGGAAAAAGAATAGGAGAAATATTAGGAGATCAAGAAAATTATATAAAAAATAGAATTGAATTAATGGTATCTCAATTTTTAACAACAGGTATCGTTAAGTCTGGAGATAAAGAAATTGAGTATGAAGTTAATTATGAATTAGGTAATAAAGTTACATTAGCTTCAGGGAAAAAATGGACTGATACAGGAGTTAATCAGTTATCTAGCTTAGATAGCATAATTCAAAAAGCAGAAGAAAATGGCTATAAAACAGAAAATATTGTTTTAGGATTAAAAGCAGCAGATTTACTAGTAAATTCAGAAGCATTTAAAAAAGCTGTTTCTCAAGATTTACAAAGTGAATTTGTAAAAAAAGCAGTTAGAACTTATCCAGGAATAATTTGGATAGGAACTTATAAAAAATTTGGAGTTGAACTTTTCTCTTATAGTAGAAAAGTAACTGATACTGATGGGAAATCAATTCAATTAATGCCAACAAATATGGTAATTGGAGGTCCTGCTGCTGGGGAAATAATCTATGCTCCTATTGTATTTATGGGAAATGGATTTGTACACATGACTGAAAGATATTCTAACTTAGATACAACAAATCCTAAAGCAGCAAAGATAACAACAGAATCTCGTCCTGTTTTACAACCTTGCGATGTAGATGCATATTTTTCTTATGTGGTATGTGATGAATAAAGATAAGGGAGTTTTTACTCTCTTATCAAATTTATAAAAATGGAGGATGTATGAAAGTAAAGTTTGAAAGACACTATGGAGAATATAAAATAGGTGATTTTGGTAATTTTGAAAAAGGAGAAGAATTAAACTATATTTTAAAAACAGGAACTGCAATAAAGATTGAAGATGATACTCCAAGTTTAGAAGAAATTGAAGAAAAAGAAAATGATGATTTCGGGAATTCCGAAGTAGAAGAAACAGAAAAAGATAATAAAAAAAATAAGAAAGTGAAATAATGGGCTTTAAAGAACAATTAAAGGAAGATTTAGAAATATTTTTAGATTTAGAAGAATTTGGAGAGAAATTTAAAGTTGATGGAGTTGAATACTTTGGCGTTATTGAACAACCAAATAATAAAACACCAAAAGAAGAATATGAAGGAGTTATAAAAGATTTAGATTTTATAATTTATACAAAACATCAAAAAGATTTAGAAAAATATAGTGCTGGAAAAGAATTTTCTTTGAATGGGAGAAAACTTATTGTAAATAGGAATTATGTAGAAGAGGGTCTCATGGTTATTGAACTCTATGAAAGAGGTACTTATTAATGAATGAATTTCTTGAAGTCAAAAATTTAGAAAAAGCTGAGGCAATGTTAAAAAATATTCCAAATGGGATAGAAAGAGCTATAACTGGAACTATTAATAAGACATTGGTCAAAGTAAAATCTGAGATAAAGAAAAAAGTTAGCAAAGATTATAACATTATAAAAAAAGATGTTGATAAAGATTTGAAAATAAGAAAAGCAACTTTTGCTACATTGACTGGAACTATAAGTGCAAGATATCCAAGAGAACCTATTATTCGCTTTTTAGCTTCAAGTAGTAAAAGAAATACAAAAGTAAAGATAAAGAAAACTGAAAAAAGTAAAGTATTAAATGGAAAACCAGAGTATGTTGGAAAACCATTTATAACTATCTTACAGAATGGGCATATAGGAATTTTCCAAAGGAAGAGCAATGAGAGAAAAAGAACATCAAAAGGAAAAAATATAGGAAAAAAACAAACTCCTATTGCTCAACTTTATACAATAAGTATTTCTGAAATGATAGCTTCTGAAAGCGTTTCTAAATATGCTATGGAGCAGGGAGAAAAATATATAGAAACTATTTTAGAAAAAGAAATAAATAGAATTTTACTGGGGTATACAAAATGATAAATGTTAGAGAACTTGAAGAAGAAATAAAAAAAATAATAGAACCTACAATAAAAGGTAAAATTTTTCCTGTTTATAAAGGAGAAGAAAGAGGAGAAAGGGAAATAGATATCTATATTGGCTCACTCCCTCCTGACTCTGAAAAAACTATTATTCCAGCTATAACAATTAGGGTAACTGGAGCTAAGAACACATTAGAACAGAAAAAATTATCAGTTTTAATTTCAATTGGGATTTTTAGTGAAACTTCTGAAGATGGATATTTAAAAATTTGTAATTTAACTCAAGAAATTTTTGAAAAAGTAATGGAAATTGGAGTAATAAATAATAGATTTGAAATACTTCCAGAAGCTGAATGGAGCTTACCAGAAGCACAACCTTATCCCTATTTCTTAGGATTTATTGACTTAAATATCATATATGAAAAAGATTATAGAAAAGATGCTGATAATTGGATAAATGGAGGTGATTGAATTGGCTAAGCCTATTCAAAAAAACGAAGAAGAAGTAAATAATGAAGTAAATAATGAAATGCAGGAAGATAACAAAGAAGTAATAAAAGAGATAGTAAAAGAAGAAGAAAAAGAAAATTTTACAAAAATATATATAGGTCCAACAATTCTTGCATATAATTTAGCAGAAAATACTATTTTTATAGACTCATTTCCTGAAAATATAAATAAAGCAATTGAAAAATATCCTACTATTAATAATTTAATGATAGATATTGATAAATTACAAGATAGGAATAATGAATATTATAAAAATAATTATCTTATTTTAAAAAATGAATTAGGAGGAAAATAAATGGGATTTAGACATGGTGTAACAGGGAAAGAAAGTCCTACAAAATTAATAGCTGCTGTAAGTGATGGAATAACTCCAGTGTATGTTGGAACAGCTCCAATTAATTTATGTAAAACAAAAAATGTTAATGAACCAATTTTATGTAGTTCTTATACAGAAGCAGTTGAAAATTTTGGTTTTTTAAATGATTTTAATAACTATACTTTATGTGAAGCAATAGATACACATTTCTCAAAATTTAATATAGGTCCAATTATTTTAATAAATGTACTTGACCCTACAAAGCATAAAAAAGAGGTACAAAATAAAACAATAAAATTTATTGATGGTAGATATTTATTAGAAGATATTGGAATAATGCCTGAAACTTTAACTATAACAGAAACTTTTGAATATGTAAAAAGCTTTAATGATAAAGGACAATTAGTAATAATTCCTAATGAAGTAAGAACAACAGATATCCAAGTTAGTTATAGTATGATAGACCCTTCAACAGTCAAGAATATAGATATAATAGGTGGAATAGATGGAACAACAGGAAAGAAAAAAGGATTGGAATTAATATCAGAAGTTTTTCCAAAATACAGAAAAGTTCCTAGCTTAATTCTAGCTCCAAAATTTTCTACTGATGCAACTGTAAGTGCTGTAATTGAAGCAAAAGCTAGAAGTGTAAATGGTCATTTTCAAGCATTTGGATTAGTTGATTTGGATACCAATACAGTAAAAAAATATGGAGATACTGTACAAAATAAAAATAAGAACAATATTTCTTCAACTTTTTTGGATGTTAGCTATCCTAAAATATCCTTGGGAGAAACACAATATCATATTTCAACTCAAAAGGCTGCAATAATTCAAATTTTAGCCAGAGAATCAGAAGATGTTCCTTATAAATCTCCAAGTAATAAGAACATTAAAGGTGATGGAGCAATATTAGCTGATGGCACACCTGTATGGTTAGGACTTGATGAAGCAAATTATCTGAACAGTCAAGGAATATCAACTATTATAAACTGGATAGGTGGTTGGCGTTTTTGGGGAAATAGAACATCTTGTTTCCCAGCAAATACAGATCCAAAAGACTCTTTTATTGCAAGTAGGTTAATGTTTAACTGGTTAATTAACTCTTTAGTATTAACTTATTGGCAAAAAGTAGATGATCCTACAAATAAAGTTTTAATTGAAACTGTTACAGACAGTATCAATATTTGGTTAAATGGACTTGTTGCAGCGGGAATGAGTATTGGAGCAAGAGTAGAGTTTAGAAAAGAAGATAATCCAAAAACAAGTCTGGTGGATGGAAAAATAAAATTTAAAGTATACTTTACACCAGTACTACCAGCTGAAGAAATAATCTATGATTTAGAAATAGATGTAAATTATTATGACAAGTTATTTTAGGAGGTAAAAATGGCAAAAACAATGGGAGTTATTCCAGAAAAAATAGTAAATTATAAATGTTTTATAGATGGGGAAATGTCACCTACAGCATTGGTAGATGCAGAATTACCTGATATTCAATTTATGTCTGAAACAATTTCAGGAGCTGGGATTGCTGGAGAAATAGATTCTCCAACATTAGGACATTTTCAAAGCATGGAAATTGGACTTAATTTTAGAACTTTAATAAATAAAAATTTTCATAATTTTACTCAAAAAGTTTATGCTTTGGAATTTAGAGCTGCTACTCAATCAACTGATGTTGTTGGTGGAAAAATTCAAACAGGAAAATTAAAAATTTCTACTAGAGTTGTTCCTAAAAATATAGGATTAGGGAAATTAGAAGTTGGAAAACCTTCTGGTTCAAATCAAAAATATAGTTGTCTTTATTTAAAAGTAGAAATGGATGGAGAAACAGTTTTAGAAATAGATAAAATAAACATGATATTCAACATTAATGGCGAAGATCTACTAGAAGAAGTAAGAGATGCAATGGGAATTTAGGAGGAAAGTATGAAAATAAAAAATAAAATTAAATGTAAGAGAGATGGAGTAGAAGTTGAAATAGATGAAATTAATATCTCAAAAGAGGATTTTACACCAAAATCTATATTAGATGCTGAAAGAGAATTCTTGTTAACAGGTGGAATTTTTCCACAAGGAGATATGGAAAATTCAAGAGGTTATTTAGGATATGTTGCTTCTAAAATGATTAATTGCTCTTATGATGATTTAGTTGAAAAATTAACTGGGAGAGAATACTTGGAGATAACAAATGAAGTAAAGGGTTTGTTCAATGGATTGGGATTGGAAAACTTAGTTTCAAAGATATTAGAAAGTCAATCTTAATCATGAGTAAAGAAAGTAGAACAAGTATTGATTATTTTATTAATATGAACTTTCAAGAATTTTTTGATTGGGCAAGTGATATGGGAGAAATTCTTGAAAAACAATCAAAATTTTAAATAAGTGGTTGCTTTTTAAATAGATTTGTTGTAAAATCCATTTAAGAGGTGAGTAATATGCAAAGACATCAAATAGATAATACTCTTCTTCATCAAGCAATGTTAGAAGAGAGTGATATGCAAATAGAAGAAGAAAGAATATTAAATAATATTTCAAAAAATGATGGAAAAGATTTTTGGAATGATTTTGCTGAGTGTATCAACATTATAACTGATATGTTATTAAATTCTTTACAAGTTGTAATGTGTCTAGTTATTTTGATAGTCTTGTTCTTTATTGTTTTTTAGCATATTACAATATAATTAAAAAATATAAACCACTTATCATAAATTGGTAAGTGGTTTTTTTATTTGGAGGAAATATGAAATCAATTGGAATTTCATTTGGAATAGGAGCTTTAGTTAGTGCTACTTTCTCTAAATCTTTTGGAACAGCAAATAAAGGAATATCGCAATTAAGCAACACTATTGGAAAGTTAAATCAAGAGATTATAAATTTAAAAGATAGTCAGTCTTTACTTGCTAAATATAATAAAGATACTAAAGCATTGAAAGAGAAAATTGTAACTATAAAAGAAACTGAAAAGGCTATAAAAAATTTAAAAAGAGAAATAGAAATAGAAAAAAAAGCTATTGAAGAAAATACTGGTAAAACTAGAAAACAAAGAAAAGAACTCAAAGAAAGTAAAAAAATAGTAGAAGAAAAAACTAAGACTTTAAAAGAATTAGAAAAAAAATTGAATTCTCTAAATCAATCTTATATAAAAGAAGCTAAAAATTTAAATGCAACTAAAAATATTTTAAAAGAAAAAAAAATTGATCTTAATGACACAACTAAAGCTTATGAAAAATTAGAAAAAGCTATTAAAGCTACTGAAAATGCGACTAAAAAATTTAATAAAGCTTCAAAAGTAAGTGACATAGCTAATAAAATTTCTGGTACTGGTACTAAGATGTTAGCTGGTGCTGGTGCAGTAGCTGGAACTTTATATAAACCAGTTCAGGAAGCTATAAATGCTGAAAGTAATTTTTCAGATGTAAAAAAACAATTTGATTTTAACTCAAAAGAGGAAGAAGAGAAATTTAAAAAAGATTTACATAAAATTATTACAGAGAAAAAAATTGCAATTTCACTTGATGAATTGTATGGAGCTGCAGCTAGTGCTGGGCAGTCAGGGTTAAATCAAGAAGAAGCAGTTGAATATATTGAATTAGCTTCTAAAATTGGAATGGCTTTTGACATGAATAGAGAAGAAGCTGCACAAGCAATGTTTGAAATGAAAAATGCTTTAAAACTTCCATACGAGGGTTTAATAGAATTAACAGATAAAATGAATTATTTAGGAAATACAACAGGAGCTAGTGCTGCTAAAATTACAGATTTTGTAAATAGAACTGGAAATATAGGAAAATTAGCAGGATTTTCAGCAGATAAAGTAGCTGCAATAGGTGCTTCATTAATTGAACAAGGTATGGATGCAGATGTAGCAGCAACTGGTGCAAAAAAAGTTTTTAGTGCTATGACAAAAGGAAATGCTGTAACAAAAAACCAAGCAAAGATATATAAATCTTTAGGAATAGATCCTGTTGAATTATCAAAATTAGCTCAGGAAGATGCTCAAAAAGCATTAAATTTGCTTTTTACAAAAATTAATAGCAAATCTAAAGATGAACAAGGAGCAATAATGACATTGCTTTTTGGAGAAGAAGGAAAAAGAGGAGCTGCTGCTATTGCAGCTAATTTAGATAGAGTTAATGAAAATTTAGCTAAAGTTAATGGAGATGAGGCTAAGGGAAGTGTTGATAAGGAAGCAGATATAAAAAGGGCTACAACTGCCAATCAATTAGCAATAGCAAATGGTAAATTATCAATAATTCTTTCTCAGTTGGGAACAACTGTTCTTCCTTCTGTTAATAGTGCATTAGAATGGTTTTCCAATTTTTTAAGTAAAATATCTGCCTATCAGGAAAAGCATCCTGAATTATTTAAGAAAATTATGGATTCTCTTTTAAAAGGAGTTGTAGTTTTAGGTGGATTAGGTATAGCTTTCAAAGGAGTAGCTGGAACTTTAAAAATATATTCAAACTATCTTAAAATAGCTGGTTTTATGACAAAACATCAAGTAGGTACAAACATACTAAAATCAGGGGCAAAATTATTTAATTTTGGAAAAAGACTAATTAAAGGAGTTGGGACACTCTCAAAAGCATTTGTTAAATTTGGAGCAACTATGTTAGCAAGTCCTATAACTTGGGTAATAGCTGGAATTATTGCATTAGTAGCTGCTGGTTATTTATTATATAAAAACTGGGATACTGTAAAACAAAAGGCTATTGAATTAAAAAATATGGTAGTTGGACTTATTGATAAATTTTGGTATTTAATGGGTCCTATAGGTTGGATTGTAAAAGGTGGAATGGAAATATATAGAAACTGGGATAAGATAAAAGCAAAAGCAGCAGAATTAAAAGAAAAAGTGGCAAATATGATAACTAACCTGGTTCTAAAATGGGATAATTTTAAAGCTTCAATAAAAAACATACTTGGCAATGTATTTAATTGGATGGAAGAAAAGTGGAATAATATCAAAGATATTGGTGGAAAAGTGGCAGATTTTTTTGTAGGAATATTTGAAAAAATTAAAAATGGATTTGATACTGTTGTTGGCTGGGGGAAAAAAATATTATCTTTTGGTTCTAATGAAAGAACAGCTCCACCAGGAAGAAGAGGATATTCAACACAATCTAATATAACTCCTTATTCTTATGGTGGTAGAAATATACCAGGATATGCAAAAGGAGGAATTGTAAATTCACCAACTCTTGCTTGGGTTGGAGAAGGTGCAACATCTGAATCTATAATTCCTCATGATAGCAGTGAAAGAAGTTTTAATCTTTGGGAAAAAACTGGAAGATTAATAGGAGCTTATGAAAAAACTGACAATTCTAGTTCATTTACTTTTACCTATGCACCAGTTATTAATGCTAATGATAGTAAAGGTGTTGATGAAGTTATAAAGAAAAATCAAGTAGATGCTTTTAATGAATTTAAAAATATGATGAAAAAATATGAAAATGAAGAAAAAAGGAGAGGTCGTGGAAGATAACTATAAAGAATACATCACAAAAAATGGAGATACATGGGACTCAATTTCATATATTTTATTTTCCAATTCTAAGGCTATTGATTATCTTTTTTTCTGGAATAAAGATTATTCTGATTATGCAATATTTCCAGCAGGAATAACCTTAAAATATAAAAATATTAAATTAACAGATGAAGATATACCACCTTGGAGGAGATAATGAATATTGAAGAACTTAAAAATAAAAATGTAAAAGACCCCAGAAAAAGCAGAATAGAAATATTCTATGAGGGGAAAAATATTACACAAAATATTCATAATCAGCTTTTAAGTTGTTCTCAAAGCGATTCAATAAATGAATTAGATTCTTTAGAACTGACCTTAGAGAATAAAGAAATGTACTGGTTAGGTAGCTGGTTTCCACAAAAGGGAGATATCTTAAAAACTATTTTAATTTTAGAAAATTGGGAAATTGATGGAAATATTGTAGTTCATGATATGGGAGAATTCTACATAGATAGTATAAATTTTAGTGGTCCTCCTGATATTGTGAATATCAGAGGGATATCTTATGATTTAAATTCTGATATAGTTGATAAAAAAGAAAATCATGTGTGGGAAAATGTAGATTTTAAAACCATAATAACTGAGATAGCAAAAAATAGAAAAATTGAATTAATTTCTGATATTTCTTTTAATAGAAAATATCAAAGAATTGAGCAAAAACTACAATCTGATTTTGATTTTTTAAAATCTTTGTGTGAAGAAGCTGGAGCAAATCTAAAATTGTTTAATAACAAAATAGTTATTTTTGAAGAAGAGAAGTATGAAAAAAGAGAACCTAAAATGACTTTTAATAAGAGTAATATCGCTAGCTATAGTTTTTCTACTGATGATACAGACTCTTATTCAAGTTGTACAATCTGCTACTATGATTACAAGAGAAAAAAGAAAATTGAAAGAAAGTTCTTTCTTAAAAATAGAAATTCTTATAAGAAAAAAAATAAAAGAGATTTGTTTATTAATGAAGATAAGCAAATAACTGGTAAAAATAAAGAAGAAATTAATAAACAGCTACTAGAAATTGCTAAAAAAGCATTAAGAGGAAAAAACAAAAAAGAAGTAAAAGCCAGTGTTACTTTTATGGGAACAGAAAAATTATTATCTGTTGGAGATACTGTTATTTTGAGTGATTTTGCAAATTTTTCTGGCAAATATATAATTGATAATTTAAATATTAACTTATTTTCATATGAGATTACAGCAGATATGCATAAAATTATGGAAATGGAGGTAGAGGAATGATAAGGTATGGTACTGTAACAAGTATATTTCCAGATAAAGGAACAATTAAAGTAACATTTGAGGATTTAAATATACCCTCTGCAGAAATTCCAGTTTTACAAGGTAGAACTGAAAAAACAAAAAGTTACTCAATGCCTAAAATTGGTGAAAGTGGGATATGTATTTTTCCTGAAAATTCTTTTTCTGGATTTTATTTAGGTTCAGGATACAGTGAGGCTAATCCTATTCCAGCTTCAGCCAAAGAAGGTGTAGAAATAACAGTTTTTAGTGATGGAACAATTATCTCTTATGATGAAAATTCTTCTAAATTATATATAAATTGTAACAATAAAATAGAGATTGTTGCACAAAATATAAAGATTACTTGTCCAAAAACAGAGATTATTGGAGATATAGATGTAACTGGAATAATTGATGTAAAAGGAAGTGTAAATGCTTCTGAAGAAGTAAGTGCAAAAGGTATAAAACTATCTGAACATACACATTCAGGAGTAAAAGCTGGTGGAGATATTACAGGAGGTCCTCAATAATGATTATTGGAAGTTTAGGTAATTTCATATTTATGGCAAGTTCTTTATATACAAAAACCTTTAATTCATTTTCTCGTTCTTCTTCAGCACGATGGATTGAACATAAAATTATTGGAGAAAAACCTAAATTACAATTTGATGGTGTAGATTTAAAGCAAATTGAACTGTCAATTCACCTTAATCGTTTTTTTAAAGTTGATATTCCAAAAGAAAAAGAAAAATTGGAAAAATATATGGAAGAAGGCAAAGTATTAAGGCTTATAATTGGAGGAGAAAAGATAGGTAACTACGTTATTACTAGTCTTAATGAAGAACATAAAGCATTTAATGCAATAGGTAAAGTAACTAAAATGGATATAAAGGTAAGTTTAAAGGAGTATAACTAATGGAAATTCTTTTAAATTTTGGAGAAGAAAAAAACTATATTTTTAAAAAAAATAAAGCTACAGAAATTGTACAAAATATTGAAAATATTGTGTCAAGAATAAAAGGAAATGTGGTTTTAGCAAGAGAAAAAGGGATGGATATTAATAATGTAGACAAACCTTTTGAACTTGTAAAGGCTGAAATAATTGCTAATTGTATGGAAGAAATAGAAAAAGAAGAAAAAAGATTTGAAGTAAAAATTATTGAAATTATTGAAATGCAAAATATTGCAAAAATAAAAATAAAAATTACAGGAGAGGTGAAAGATGAATAATGATTTTTCTTTCATTGAACTAGATGTTAATGAAATTAAAAAACAAATAAAAAATGGATATGAAGAAATAATGCAAGTTAAAATTCAAACAGGAGATGCTATTGAAGATTTTATTGATTGGGTAACATATATATTATCACTATCAAAAAATCATATGAATTTTATAGGAAGAATGAATTTATTACAATATTCTGAAGGTAAATATCTTGATGCATTAGGGGCTCTGGTAGATGTTAATAGAATAATAGAAAAAGAAGCTGAATGTACTGTTGAATACACATTTTCTAAAATTTTTGATGAAAAAAAAGTTATTGAAAAAGGGCATAAAATTGCAAAAGGAAATTTATATTTCGAGAGTATCAAAACAGTAACATTAGAAATAGGTAAAAGAACTGCAATAGGTAAGGTAAAATGTCTCTCAACAGGTTTAATAGGAAATGATATTGAAATAGGAGAAATTAATACTATTGTAGATGATATTCCTTATTTACTTTCAGTATCTAATATAACAAAAACAAGTGGTGGAGCAGATAGAGAAAATGATGATCGTTACAGAGAAAGAATAAGATTAAAGCCAAAAGCATTTTCTGTTGCAGGTCCACATGGAGCTTATTTATATTATGTTTTAACCTCACATCAAGATATTACTGATTCCTACATCTACACCCCAGTTATAAGTCCTGGTGTAGTTAAAATAATTCCTTTAATGAAAAATGGGGGATTACCTAGTTCTGAAATATTAGATTTAATTAAAGAAAAACTAAAAGATGATGTAAGACCTTTGACTGATAAAGTTGAAATAGAAAAGCCAAAGCAATCTACTTATAACATTAATGTTAAATACTGGATTAAAAAAACTAATATGCCAAATTTGGTAAAAAAGAATGTTGAACTAGCATTAGAAGAATATATTGCTTGGCAAAAAGAAAAATTAGGTAGAGATATAAATCCAAATAAATTAATTCAATTTTTAATTACTGCTGGAGCAAAAAGGGTTGAAATAGAAAGTCCTACTTTTACTAAATTAGAAAAAGATACTGTAGCTATTGAAAGTCAAAAGACTATTAAATATCAAGGAGAAGAAGATGAGTAAATTAATGGAAGTTAATTACCAGGATATATTCCCTGAGAATTTAAAAAAATATAAAAATTTAAGAACTCTTTCAAAAAAATTTGAGGATATTTTTAAAAAATATATTATCAGTAATATTGAGAACTTAGCTTTTATTTACAATCTTGATCTATTAGATGATAGAACACTTGATGAAGTAGCTTATTATTTTAATATAGATGATTATAATAGTGGTTTAGATAGAGAAATAAAAATAAAGCTAATAAAATCTGCTTATTGGATACATTCAAAGAAAGGGACAAAAGAAGCTGTTATATCTCAATTAAAAATATTAAATTATAAAATAGATATAAAAGAATGGTTTGAATATGGTGGAAAACCTTTTACATTTAGACTATTTACAGAAAATCAAAATAAAGATAAAGATTGGCTTAAAAGGGTTGTAGAGCTTATAAAAGAATATAAAAATGTAAGAAGTATCTTAGAAGCTCTGTATTTGTTAAAAAAGAAAGAGTATACATATTATATAGCTGGTTATAAAGAAGTTTTTATAACAGGAAAGAAAGTTAATGCAGGAACAGATAAAGAAATATATAAAAAAATCTTTTATGGTGGCTATAAACAAATTAAAAAGGAGATTATTAAATGAAATTTAGTGGTTTAACAAAAAAAGGTAGATTATATCTTGCTAAAATACAAGCTGCTGAAGAACCAATTCAGTTTACAAAAATAAAATTTGGTGATGGAAAACTTTCTGAACATGAAAATCCAGCTGATTTAGTTGATATAAAAAATATAAAAGTTGAAAAATCAATTTTAAATAAAGAACAGAAAGAAGATGCCGTAATTCTAACAACTATAATTGATAATGTAGGGTTAGTTGAAGGATATTTTCCAAGAGAAACTGGAATCTATGTACAAGATGAAGATCAAGAAGTTTTATATTTTTATATGAATGATGGAGATGAAACATCATGGCTTCCACCAGAGGTTGATGGTCCTCATAGAATGGAGATGAAAATAAATCTAATATCATCTAATACAGGTTCTGTTCTTGTTCATAATGATGGAAAAGATTTGTATATAACAAAAGATTATTTAGAAAGTAATTATACTCAAAAAGGTAATTTTAATGGAACAGCACAGGATATTGAAGATAGAGTTGTTGCAGCAGTAGGAAAAGAAGATGGAAAATTTCCTCTAACTGAATCAGTGGCTGGTAATATATATTATTTTCCAGGAAACAAAAAATTTTATTATTGTTTAAAAAGCCAAACTAGTAGAGTAAGTGTTCCAAATGCAGATTTTGAAGAATTATCTATTTATCAAAATCGTAAGAAATTGGAAAATTTCTCAAAACTTGAGAGCGAAAGGTTATATGTTCCAAATGCAACTTTTGTAAAGGTGTATAAAATTGCAGGTATGGTAACTCTTATAGTAGATAGTGGAACAGCATTTTTTAATAAAACTAACACTTCTATTTTTACTCTTCCTGAAAAATATAGACCAAATGAAACTCTATATTTTAGTGCTTCTTATAGAAATAGTACTAAATCTAATACATTTTTCTTACATAGTAATGGAAACTTAATAAAATCTGAAGCAGATGATAATGCTGGGGCTTATTATTTTACTATAACTTATCCTGCTAAAACAATTAATTAGCAGTTATATAAGCTATTGTTGTTTGTAGGTTTCTAACTGTTATTCCAGCATTATTATGGGTATAAAAATGTCCATTTGGCTCTAATCTAAGCCAATGATAGTCCATTTTAACACCCCCTGTACTTGCTATTGCAGAAAGATATTCTATATTTTTAGGTCTAAATTCAGAAGGTAAAGCTGTTGCAGGCATAATTACATCTTTATTTGCTACTCTTGCAAATTTTATTTCTAATATGCAAATATTCATTATTTTTAATGCTGTTAAATGCATGTACATATCTGAATTTACATCTTCTGTATTGTGATAACTGTAAGTCTTAACATTGAATAAATTTTCCATTATTTTAAGAATTGTATAATTAACTTATCAAAAATAGGAGGTTTAATTATGCAATTAATGATTTTAGAAAAGCTAAAAAAAGAAAATGTGGAAATTTATTTGGAGTATTTAAATAGTTGTAAAAGTAGTAATTGGGAAACTTGGGAAACTACATATAAGACTTACTGTAATAATTTTAAGTTATTCCTGGTATGGTTTCAAAACTCTTATAAAAATAGACTTCTATTAAGTAAAGATACTCTTTTAGAAATGCCAGGAATAATAGAAAGTTATAGAAATTATTGTAGAAGTTTAGGAAATAGTAAAAGAACTTTAATGAATAAAACTACTGCAATAAGTACATTTTATGCTTGGTGTGTCAGAAGGAATAAAATTAAGTATCACCCTTTTGACAGTAAATTGGACAGACTTAGATTTACAGAAAAAGACAAAATTAGAAAAAGTTATTTTTTAACGACAGAGCAAATACTGACAGTTAGGCTTTATATGCAGGTAGAATCTAAAAAATATGATTTACAAGATAGGATACTTTGGGAACTATTTTTAGATAGTGCATGCAGAATATCAGCAATTCAAAGTTTAAAATTAAATCAATTAGATTTAGAAAATGGCTATTTTACAGATGTTAAAGAAAAAGAAGGTTATATAGTAAATGCTTTCTTTTTTAACAAATGTAAGGAACTAATAAAAGAATGGATTAAATATAGAGAAGAAAAGGAAATAAATAGTGAATGGTTCTTTATTACAAAATATAAAAAAGAGTATGGGCAAATGACACAAGGAGCAATAAGAGGCAGAATTAAGAAGCTGGGAAAAATTTTAGGAATAGAGGATTTATATCCTCACACACTTAGAAAAACAGCTATAAATCTTATTAATAATCTTGCTGGGTTAGGTTTAGCAAGTAGCTATGCTAATCATTCTAGCAGTGGAGTTACAAGTAAGCATTACATTGCAAAAGTTAATCCAACAGAGATAAGAAATAGCATTATAAATGCAAGAAAAAAATTAGGTATTTTTTAGTAAAAAAGTATAGAGATTTTCAAATTTATTCAGTTTTTTATGGAATTTAATCACGATTTGAAGTTTTTTGATAACATTTTCTTAACTTTTGATAACAAGAATAAGGTAAAAAATTACATCAAACTCAATAAAAATAACATTAATTTCTTTATAAATTTGAAAATCTATTCAAAATTGAAAGGAGAAAATTATGTTCTACATATATACAAAAGAGAAAATAGCAAAAGTTAAATTTACAGTTAATTTAACTGTAGAAGAGGTAAAACAATTTATGGGGAATAATTTATTTTTAGATTATCCAGAGTTGAACAAAGAGGACTATGTAATTGTTAAAGATGAAGTTTTTAAATATCCAACTTATGACAATACAACAAACTTTATAAGAGAGATGAGTAAAGAAGAATTAATTGAAGAAGGAATAGAGATCCAATTAGAACCTGGAGAAATAATAAGAGATAAAAAACTTATAAAAGTTCCAAAACCTGAAAAAAATGAAAAATATTTAATTTGGAATAGAGAAAAAGGTATATGGGAATATGACTCTGAAAAAGAGAAAGAAGATTATTTTCAATTAGTTGATACATTAAAAGCTGAAGCATTAGAATATGGATTTGATTATCAAGGACATAGGCAAAGACTTAGAATAAAAGACTTAATATATATGGAAATTGCTATAAAATCGTTAGAAATTTTAAAAAAGAAATTCAATAAAAATTTTAAATCTACATGGTATTTTCATGATAATTTTGAGATAACAATGTCAATTGAAGATTTTGAAGATATGATGTTTTCAGGAACAATGTTTATTCAATCTATATTTAATACTGAACATTATTTTAAAACAGAGGTTGAACCTAAAAATTTAACAAAAGAAGAATTTAAAAATAAAATAAATGAATTACATAATTTAGTTATGAAAAAAGTAGGAGGTAAAGAATGAAAGTAGCATTAATTATAGGTCATAATAAAAGAGCAAAAGGAGCATACTCTCAAATACTAGGGAGAGAATATGATTATTGGAAAAGAATAGCAGAAAAAATAAAAGGGATAATCCCTGAATTGGTTGATATCTATGAAAGAGAACCAAACGAATATTACACAAGAGAAATGTTTAAAGTTTTAGAGGAATTGAATAAGAATGATTATAAATTTTGTATAGAACTTCATTTCAATGCTGCTGAAAGTGAACAAGCAAATGGCTGTGAATGTTTGGTTTATTATAAAAATAATAAAGCTAAAGAGTTAGCAACAAATTTTATGGCTAGGTTACAAAATAAATTTGGCAGTAAAATAAGAACCAAAGAAAATATTTTAAAAGAAACTGAAATTGTTAATGGAAAAGAAAAAACAGTAGAAAAGAAAGAAACTACAAGAGGTTTAATCCTTGTGCAAGATAGTAAAACAAGAGGTGCTTATGGAATATGCAAGAGCAAAGACACTTACATTCTAGTAGAACCTTTCTTTGGTAGTAATAATGAAGAATCTTTAAAATTTTCTGTGGAAAGTGATGTTGTAAATTTATTTGTTGATTTCATTAAAGAAATGTAAGGGGGATAACATGGCAATATTAGATAAAACATTAGAAATAGTAAATAAGTTTGTTCCTGATAAAAATGCACAAGCTGAACTTGAAAAAGAATTAAGAAGATTAGATATTGAAGATGCTAAAACTAAGCAAAAATTATTTGAAAGAATAATACCTATCACTTTTCCATTATGTGTTTGGATAGGATGTGCTTGGTGTGCTTGGGGTCTTATATTATCAATCTTAGCTTTTATATTAGAGAAAAGATATATATTCTTTGAAGTAAATGTCCCTACATTTTTAATAATGTGCTGTGGAATGTTTGGAGCAGGTTTATGGGGTAAAAAGAATATTGGAGAATACTTTAAAGGGAAAAATAACAAGGAGGATGAAGAATGAAAAAAATAATTTTTCTATTATTAATAGTGTTATCATTTATAAGTTGTAACAATAGAGAAGTAAAAAAGGATCCTGGAACTATTATAGTTCCTCTTCCTTTAAAAGCTGAATATACTCCTCCAGAGGAAATAGAAGAAACATTAAAAAATAAAACAGTAAGAGTTGAAAAAGTAACCAAAAAGAAATTTATAAGAAAAAAGGTTATCGAAGCACCATATACAGAGTATATTTTTAAATAGGGAGAGGATACAGTGATAGTTATGGCAAAATATTATCTAGCTTTAATATGGACAAGCTGGATAAGTCTTATTGTTTGGCTTATTGGTGGTTTTGATTTATTAGCAAAAGTTTTATTAGCTTTAATAGTTTTAGATTTTTTAACAGGACTCTGGGTTGGGTATAAAGAAAAAAAGTTAAACTCTCAAAGAGCTTTCAAAGGCTTAAAAAAGAAACTTTTAATAATGATCATTTTATGTGGGGCGAGTCTTATGCATAGATTAGTACCAGATTTGGGATTTAGAACACTGGTAGGTATGTTCTACTGTGCAACAGAACTATTAAGTATAACAGAAAATGCTGCAAAGGTAGGAGTACCAATTCCTAAAAAATTGAAAAAAGCTCTTGAACAATTAAAAGAAGAAGATAATAAAAATGATTAAAAAGCAGGATTTATCCTGCTTTTTTATTTTAAGGTATAAAGAAAAAAATTTTTAAAAATTCTATTGACATATTGTAAACAATATGATACTATAAATATATAGAAAGAAAGATAAATAAAAAATTTAAGGAGGATCCAAAAATGTCAAGAGTATTTAAAAGAAATGGAAAGGTTTTTACAGAAACTAAATATAACAAGGATTTTGTAGAATTTGCAAGAAGCAATAAAGCAAAATGGGATGGAAAATATTGGGCTTTCAATGAAGAAATTGAAACAGAAGTTATAGCAAAAGTTAAAGAAATTTATGGAAAATTTGAGAATGCAAAATATGATAGTGATGTAACATTTCAAACTTTAATAGATGACAAAGCTACTTGGGGAGAAATCCCAAAAGAGCTACAAGAAAAAATGTTAAAAGGAAATGGTACTAATCAATTCATACTAGAAGATGGGAAATTATGGTATGAATGGTCAGCACTAGCATTTGAAAGTGGTTACAAGATCAATGAAGATGGAACAGTTGAAATAGATGATAATGCAGTTTTCATAGATTTTTACGGAGATAGAGATTAGAAATAAAAAAAAGAGCTAGTTGAAATATACTAGCTCTATAAAATAAAATTATAGGAGGCTTAAAATGGAAAAATTAGAATATCAAATCGTAAGAGATTTTATAATTGATTTAGGAAATTTTTTAGAAGATAAAAAAGTTGATAAATTTAATTGGGAATTTATCAAAGAGAAAAATTATTTATTTGATAGTGATATATTTTTAAATTTAAAGGAGTTAGAATTTAATGCTGGATTTATAAAAACAGCTATTATAGAAAAAGAAATTAATAAACATTTTTATGAATTTAAACAATATAATTTAAAATATTTAATTAAGATTTATGAAAACATAAAAAATACTGAATTTATTAAAGATTTTGATAGAGTTGTAAGTGATTGTTATTTTAAAATATTTGTAAATATGAATGGCTGGAAAAATGAAGATAATACTTTATATATTGAAGATGTGAAAGTATTAGAATTTTTAGATGACATTTCAAGTAAAAATATGTCAGATAAACAAAAGGAAATAGCTGCAGAATGGGGAGTGTCTTTAGATACTAATAATTTAGAAAATTTAAAAGAAATAGCTAGATTAATTAGAGAAGAAAGAAAACCTAAAAAAATTAGGATTGGCTTAAACTGGAAAAATCTAAAAGAATCAAGAGAAATGACATTTGATATATAAAAGAGTCAGCTCATAACTGACTCTCATAGAAAGAAAGATAATTCCTTATTCAGGAGATATCTTTCTTCTATAATAACACAAAAGGAGAAAAAATGAAAGATAAAAAGAGAAAAGGTTATAAAGAACAAGCACAACAGACAGCAGCTACTAAGAGATACTTAGATAAAAATGCTATAGCTAAAGTTAGAGCTGACAGAAGTCGTTTAAAAAGTAGTTGTTTAAGATTTATAAATGATTTTGCAACATTAGAAGAATTAAAAGAAATTGAAAAAGTATTAAAAAATAAAAAAATGGAAATACTAAAAATGGAAGGATTTGAAAAATTAGGAACAGGCTGGTTTCCATTAAAAGATAATGGTACAGATGTTTATTTAATAGCTTTAAAAAAAGATGTAAACATAGAAGCTAATACAATACATGGTTATTACATTGCTTATCTTAAAGAGAATGCTAACTGTTTAACAGAAAAAGAATTAAAACAATTCTTTTTAGATAAGACAGGAAAAGAGTATACAACAGAAGAATTAAGAAAATCATCTACATATAAAAAATTTTTAGATGAACTAGTTATTATGAATTTTGCTTATGTTAATAATGAATTTATTAAAACAACAAGTAAAATTTTAGAAAACTTTTAACATAAAGCAGGATTAATTTCCTGCTCTTTTAATTTTGGTAGTTTATGGAGTAAACTTCAACAGATAGTGGAGTAAAGGATTTTAGAGGAAAAAATGGACTATATAAAACACTCTATAAGGATAAATATAGACCAGAAGAAGTATTGAGTTCAGATTTTTTTTATTCTCATAGAGATATTTTTATGGAATATGTGGAAAAAGAATTAAATATCAATGGCTTAAAACCAAACAAAGGACATATGGCTTTAGTAGAACTTGAAAAGATGGGTATTTTAAAAGCTGTCATAACTCAAAATATTGATGATTTACACCAAGTATCTGGAAATAAAAATGTCTTAGAATTACATGGAAGTTTAAAGAGATGGTATTGTTTATCTTGCGGAAAAACAGCAGATAAGAATTTTTCTTGTGAATGTGGTGGGATAGTTAGACCAGATGTCACTTTATATGGAGAAAATTTAAATCAAGCTATTGTGAATGAAGCTATTTATCAATTAGAACAAGCAGATACCTTGATAGTTGCAGGAACAAGTTTAACAGTTTATCCTGCTGCATATTACTTAGGATATTTTAGAGGTAAAAATTTAATTATTATAAATGATATGGATACTCAATATGATGGAAAAGCTTCATTAGTGATAAAAGACAATTTTTCTTATGTTATGGACAAAGCAGTTGAGTGTTTAAAAAATTCCAATATGGAAAAACATTAAAAAATATTTAAAATAGACTATATCTAAATTTAAATTCCAATTTAGAGAGTACATATAAGATATTCTATAGGATATAAAATTAAATTTTTGAAATTTGTAAAAAAAGATTCTAATTGACAAAGCAAATAAAATAGTTTAAAATACAGGTATATAAATAAGAGATCAATACCCTTGCTTGTCAATATGACACGGATACGTCCGATGCAAGGGTTTTTTCTTTATTGGAGGTTTTTATATGAGTTGTAGTGAGTCTCATTTAAGCTATGAAGAACAATTAAATAAATTCATAGGTAGAGGAATGTTTGTTAAAAATAAGACAAAGGCTCTTGAGAGATTAAAGCACATAAACTATTATAAAATTAAGCAGTTCTCTACATTTTTTATGGATAATAATGGAAATTACAAGCAAAATACTTCTTTTGAAGCAGTAATACAAAATTTTTATTTTGATAAAAATTTAAGAATGGAATTTTTAAAATGTTTAGAAAAAATTGAGTTATCAATAAAAAATAAAATAGCATACCTTTTAGGAGTTAAATATGGAGCATTTGGCTATTTAAATTTTTCAAGTTGGTGTGATAGGAGCAGACCCAAACAAGAAATTCAAAATGAAGAATTAAAGTTTAAAAAGAAAATTCAAAAGAAAATGAAATTATTTTCAGATAATTCTATTATTAAAGATTTTGTTATAAATAACCCAACTGAAACTTATTTAAGTATCTGGAGATTGTCAGAGGTATTAACCTTTGGAGAAGCATTATATCTTTTTGAGATGATGTCACAAAAAAATAAGGTATCTATTGCTCACAATTATAATCTTAAAGTTGATGAATTTATTTCTTATGCAAACAATATAAAACTAATTAGAAATTTATGTGCTCATAATATGTCTATCATTCATCTAAAATTAAGAACTATCCCTAAAATAAATACTGATTTTTCAAATATATTAAACAGATATGATAGAATATTCAGTTCTGTGTTAATAATAATTTATTTCATAAAAAATATAAATCCTAATTATAAATTTAAAACATTGTATCATATAGTGTGCCAACTAATTAAAAGAAATAAAGTAGCAAAAATATATGGAATTAAAAATTATAAGTTGTTAAAGAAATACATTAAAAGTTAATAAAAAATAATTAAAAAAGGAGGAGAGCAATGAGATTTATTTTAAATTTTGAATTAGATACTGTCAGACTTCCAATAGAAATCAGAAGAACTGTCATAAGTTTCTTTAAGAAGTCTTTAACAGAGGCACATAATTCAAAATATTATCCACAATTCTTTACAGGAACTCAAATAAAAGATTATTCATTTTCTGTAATTTTTCCTTTGGATAAATATTTTGGAGAAGAAATTTATTTAAAAAGACCTGAAATGAAAGTTCTAGTATCTTGTTCAGAAAAAAATAATATAGGTTTCTTATTGGTAAATGTGTTTTTATCACAAAAAAACAAAAAATTTCCTTTACCTAAAGACACCTATATGATTTTAAAAGATGTTAGGATAATTGAAGAAAAAGTTATCAAAGGGGAGGAGGCTATATTTCAAACTACAATAGGTGGAGGAATTGTAGTTAGAGAACATAATAAAGAAAAAAATAAAGATATTTACTATTCAATGGAAAATGAAAGGTTTGAAGAAGTTTTAAATTGGTTGATGAAAGAAAGATTTAAAAGATTAGGATACCCAGAAAACATTTTTAAAGATTTTAGTTGTGAATTATTAGAAGGAAGAAAAATAGTTGTTAAACATTTTGATTTAAAATTTCCTGTAACAACTGGAAGATTTAAAGTAAAAGCTCCAAAAATTCTTTTAGGAGAGATTTATAGAACAGGTATGGGTAGCCGTTTATCACAAGGATTTGGACTTTTAGAGTATTTAGGTGGTGAGATTAAAGATGAAGTATGATATTGATAAGAATGAATATGGTTTTGATACTGCAGTATCTGCTTCTGATTGGAAATATTCAGCAGCTATTACAGGATTAATTTATTATTTTAAAGAATTAGAAAAGAAATATGAGATAAAAAATGTAACTATTGATGAAATTACTGATAGCTACTTACTATACAATAAAGAAGATATCAATGAAGAAAATTATTTAGATTTTATTGAAAAATTTTATTCAAAATATTCAGAAGACACATTGGCACATAAAAAATTAGAAAATCAATTAAAGCACTCAAAAGAATTTACACCAGAAATTATAAAAAGTATCAAAGAAAATATGTCTGCAAACACAATCTTAAAAAAAGTATTTTCAAAAATAAAGTTTGATGGAACAAACAAAGAAGATGTATTAAAGTTACTTAATGAAAATAGATATTCAATAATAAAGGAAACTTTTAGAAACAAAAAAGATTTATATGATAACTATTGTCAAACAAGTAGACTTTTAGAAAAAGGAGATAATAGTCCTTGTAGACTTAAAGGCTACTATTTTGACCCTAATAGGAAGTCTAAGGCAACAGGTTATAACTTTGCTTCTAGTAGTATAGATTACTTTGATGATGAAATTTTTGATTTTATACCATTTGCTTTTACCGGAAATTCTTTTGAAACTATATTTCTAAATGATAATTTAGATTTAGAACTACTAGAAAATATGAATTATAAATTAAGAGAATATTTTTCTGAGGAAAAGGAAAGAGAAACTGAAGAAATAAAAAAATTTAAGCAAGAAAAGGCAATTAAAGAGAAAAAAAATGAAGAAATAGATGGAAATTTAACTTCTACACCTTTGAAAAAAATTTTCTTAAATATCTTAAGAAAAAAAAGTGACTATATCAAATATGGAATGGAAATAATCTATAAAAATAGAGACAAAGAGTATTTTGAAACTTGGTATCTAAGAAATGAAAGTATAGAGGTATTAAAAGCAGTTGAAGATTTTTCAAAATTAGATATCAGAATAAAAATTACTGACAAATATTACTTTAATCTTCTTGATGAAGTGTTTTCTGCTATTTTAAATCTAAGTTTATTAACAAATAGTATTTTATATTTATTAAAAGATAGAGAAAGTTTTATAAAAGTAGATGTAAGCAGAGAAAATTTAACAAAACTTTTTAAATATAATTACGCTATTAATCAATTAATTAAAGTAAACCAAATAATAAGAAATGGGGGAAAAGAAATGGATAAGAATTTAAAGACATCTATAAAAGCTTGTGCAAGCGAAGTTGTGAGAAGATTTATAAAGGATAATTCTTTAAATAAGTTAGCATCATACAGACAAAAATTATTAAGTTCAGTTGTTGCTAAAAATCATAAAAGAATTTTAGATGTTTTAACTCAATTATCAGTATACTCAGGGGTATATTTTAGCTTTGCTTTTGATTATATAGAAAATCAAACTCAAAATGAAGATATAATACATTATTTTATTTTAGAAT